CTGGGGAAACATTGGATACCTCTGCTACTGCAGATACTGCTGTGGCCACTGCTGTATTGGCTGCTGTGACTGCTGTATTAGATGCATTGACTGTTTGAACTGCTGTTGCTATCGTGGCTGTTGCGGTATCTGAGGCTGAGATTGCTTGGGCTACCTCTGTGGTGGCTGTTGCTAAGGCTGTATTTACTGCTTGCTGTGCAGGGCTTACGACTACCTGCTCTGCTGGTGCTGGGAATTCGTCAGCATGTGCGTGATCTGCTGGAGAGAATAACATCCATAAAGTTAAAAGCAAACCTGCTAATCCAGATTTGACAAGAAGTGATTTTATTTTCCTTTCCCCCTTAGACAGACTATGTCTGTTAAGGTTATTATATCATTTTATTACACAAAAAAGAGGGCCAGCACTTGGCTAACCCCCTTAGTTGTTGGTTTAAGTTACTTCTTTAGTGCAACCTTAGCCTTTGGATGAGCCTTGTTCCACTTTGTAGCAAGAGCATTGTACTCTGCGATGTAAGTAGCCTTAGCAAGATCTGCTGCTGCCGTTTCTGATACGACCTTAGATGTTGCTGTATCTAGTTGTGCTTTAAGCGTTGTAGCATTTGAATCTGCTGCAGCCTTATCTAAAGCACGTCCTGCCTTCTCTGCTGCAAGTGCTGCAACTGATGCTGCTAGTTGTGCAGTTAATGATGATACTTGTGCATTAAGTGCAGCAATTTGTGCACCAAGATCAGATACTGAGAGTGTTGCCATTGCTGACTTTACTGCTGCAGGAAGACCTGTTGCAGTTGCTGCAATTGAAGCATCTGTTGCAACTACAGTTACTGTTCCTGCTACTGCTGTAGCAAGTGTACCTGTTGCTGAACCCAATACTGTTACTGGTGTTACTCCTGCTGCAGAAGTTGTTGCAGAAGTTGTAAGTGTTTTTGTGATTGATGCATCAGAGAATGTTGCACCAATTAAGGTTACGGAAATAGCCTCAGATGCTACTGGGTTTCCAAATACGTCTGTTGCAGAAACATTAATTGTTGGAACTGTGCCAACTGCTGTTGCTGATGGAACTGAAACTGCAACATTTGCTGCAACTCCTGCTGTTCCCTGTACGTAAACGATTGTTGAATATGCACCATTTGTAATGGTTACTGAACCAACGGCTGTGCTTGTTGTATAAGCATATACAGTTACTGCAACACCTTGTGATGTTACAGAAATTGATGACACCCCTGATGCAACAGAAACTGGTGCAAGAGTTGTATTAAGTGCTGAAACCAACTTAACAGTTGATGAAGCAGTAAATACTACTGATGTTCCTGTATCCGCTGTGGCTGCAAGAGCAAGTGAGTGTCCTGCATCAATAACATTTGTTACTGGAACAGCGATTGTTGATGGTGCTGCAGATGTAGTGGTATTTGCTGCACTTGCAACTGTTACTGCCATCGGGGCAGCAAAAGATGCTGTTACAGAAAGACCCGTAATTGCTAGGGCTGCAGCAGTAGCAATTGAGATTTTCTTAAATGAATTCATTCTTATTTCCTTTTCTTTTATATTAGTTTTAATCTATCCAAATATTCTTTTACATCATCTGGTATAGGTTTATATTGTATCACGTCCTGGGAAGGTCTGTCAAATACATCATCATCCCCCCTGGATCTATCCCTAAAAGTATGTATTTCTACTTCTTGGTTATTATCTTTTGGGGTATGAGAAATTGCCCCAAAAATTGCACCACACACTGCGTCAGCCAAATCCTTTGACTTTTTTCGTGGGTGGTCAACTCTATCATTTTTCATAATCTTTAGTTGAGTTAACTCTTCAAATAAAAGATCGATTGCTGGCATAGCCAACCTTTCTTCATAAATTAGCATTGCCATATCTTCATAATGTTTTTTGGCAACAGAAACAGTATCAGTTCTCATTCCAACCTGCTTTAATTCATTTTGGATATCAAACGATTGCCATCGGTCAAAGGAGACCATTCCAATATTAAATCCAAGTCTGCGTAGATTTTGGATCCATTGCTTAACTTCTGAAAGATTAACTGGACCTTCAACCTTAGGCTCCCACCATGCAACTGCATCAACAACTACTACTGGTGCGACTTGTTCGTAATTATTAATAACTTGAATACTAACCCATTTGTCAACATGTGCAATTGCAACGGCACACTTATCGTGTTTTTGTGCAAGGTCAGCATGAACATAATAAACTTTATTCGGATCTGGTTTAAAGGCTTCGTCAAATCTTCTAAAATTATCTATTGGATTTCTTAGTGTCATACAAGACCTAACTTTTTCAGATTGCTTAAAGAAGGCATCTGATGCAAATGTAGGAACACATGCAAAACGCTGCATTGCATCTCCTAAATCTGTCATAAAAGCAATTTTAAAATCATCTATCTTTCTTGTTGGATTAACTTCCCAAGTGGGTCTTTTTAATGCAAAAACTCCTGGATATTTATATGAAAGAATATGATCTTCATCCCAAGTAATATCGAAAGTATTATCTGGTGTTTCTTCTGGTAGTAATGGATTAATTACAAATGTGTGATGTCTTTCAATTCCTTCTTTTTCTGCAATTACAGCATCATATTTTTCTGAAATAAAATCTCCTGGATATCTTGGGAAAGATAGCAAAACAACTTTACCTAAATCTGGAAAACGAGAATCTACAGAAGCACGGAATGCTTTGTAAATATTATCAGCAGTCTTACCCTGATCATTTCCAGTTCCAATCTCAGATGCAAATCCAGAAATCTCATCAAGAACTGCAAGAAGCAAATTTAAACCCTCGTGTGATTCACGTTCTGAGTGACCAGAGTAAACAGTAATTGATTTTTCAAACTCTACAGAATCTGCTTTAGCATTATACTTTCCTGCAAACCATGGAGATTTTTCAATCTTTGTTTTAAATCCTTTAAAAAAAACATTTTTTGCTTGTTGAGCATTGATCGCTACGTTAATTAAGTCTATGGCATCTCCAGATGGTTTTCCAAAGTATTTTGCAGGGTCTTTAAGACAAAGAAGTTTATATACAATATAAGAACAAGCCACAGTAGAGGTAAAGTCTTTACCGCTACCTTTACCAAGTTGTAAGATGATTTCATTTTTTGTATATTTTTCGTAATATCTAGCACCTTGTTCTTCACCAAGCAAATCCATAAGATCTTCTTTTTTATATATCTGACTCATTGCCTCGACAATGTCGTACTGTATATCTGACAAAGGCGGTTGTCCAAGAAATTTTTCATCTTCAACAAAAGTTTTAGCATCTACAGGAATTTCTGCAAAATGACTATCTTTTAAGACTTCTAAAAAATCATTGAACATCGTGGACAACTGTTATAACCTCATCTTCTTTTGCAAAAGCAGAAAGTCTTCTCATTACTTTATCTCTAATTTCTGGATGCTCTGTAGCAATATCTTTAAGAATCGAAACTAAAATTTCTTGCCTATGCTCTATCTGCATCATTTCTTCTGCAAGTTCTTTATTTTCAAGCAACCCAGCCTTTTGTAGCATATCAATTCTCTTTGATTCAATATCCATTACAAGTTTGATTGCAGCAGTTTTTGCACTAAGATTGTTAGTCATAGAAGCCTCATCAATTACTTCATATGATCTAGAAATTAATTTGCTGTAGTGAGCATCTGCAGCAGCCAGTGCCTCTTTTGCACGAGCACGAATAGCATCGTTAGCAGAGGCCATGACTTTCCACTCATTTATTAGTGCAACAACCTGAGTTCTTGGTATTGAAAGTTCTTTAGAAATAATAGTTGGATCATTGCCTTTTAGGTATTCTTCAACAACTTTATTTACTTGATCTAAATGTTTTACCATGTTATCTTCAGTTGACATATTTTCCTTCTAACCGATTAATTTCATCTTTAATATAAAAGATTGCTTTTTCTAAATCTTGAATTGTTTTAGACTCATCCTTAAGTCCTGCTCTCCAAAGATATTTAAAAGCATTTCCAATATTAAAATTTCTATGTCTAGTAATTTCAATGCACTCTACTCCAGAAGGATCTGTTGTATAGTGTTGTGGATGATTTACTTGATCAACAGTAATAGTTAAATTTTCACTCATCGTCATTCTCCCAATCAAATGACTCTGGAATATTTTTTAAAGTAATTATTGTCCATGTCAAACCTGCTGCTGCCACTAAAGACAACATAAAAATAACTTTTTTTATTTTATTCATCGCTTAGATTTCCTTAATCCAAATTTAGCAAGGTATACATAAACAGTTTCCACTGTGCATCCACACTCCTTTGCAATTTCTTCTGGAGTCTTTTTATCCATAAGATAACGCTTACGCATAAAAATCTCTGATGTATATAGTTTAGCAGCCATAAGACTATTTGTCAACTTTCTTAACTGGTTCCAGCCGATCCCAATACCCGCCAGGATTACCCTGATACATT